CGCAGTACCTTGTGATAGTGATGATGTAAAAAAATACACAATGCTGTGTAATAATAATCAAACAGTGTTGTTTAATTACAATTAATCAGTGTTGTGTAATTAGAATTACTTAGAGTAGTAACGATAACTAATACGATTGGCACGTTGATATGTTACAGCAGTGCTGAATAGACCAATCATGCCGATGATGGCGAGAATAATAGTGGATTCGGTGATCATAATAATTGAATAGTAGTGTGTAATAATAATTAGTTAGTAATCAGTAACCAAGCCAGTTAAGTATTTGCAGCGCGTTGTACTTTTGGTTTCCATCGCGCAAGTAGTCGAGCTCGGAAGATCCGTGATCACGGAATAACTTAATCGCTGCCCATTTAGGTACAATACCGAAGAGATTGGCAAGACTAAGTACCTCCACGACATACTGGTTGGTGTAATCGTCGGTGTCATATAAATTATGGAAGTGATCCCAGAGTTGTTCGGTTGTGTTGGATTCAGTGATGTTCAGCATTAATAAGCAGGTTGGATACGGTACTCGTAAGAGTTAAACTGGAAGTAGTCGCGGTAGAATTGTAACCTCTCGCACGCCTCAAAGTATGTAACTGGATACGGTGTTAAGGTATACCAACTGCCGTTGAGTTTGTGTTGTAAGAGATGCAATGGGTGACGCATAATCTAAAGTTGAATGGATTGTGTAAGATAAACCAGGGATCAGAACATAGGAGGCTCGCTAAGAGCATAGCTCGAAACTTGGGGCTTATCAAGGACAATCGCATTAGCTTCTTCAGACAACTTGGACTCGGGACTGGTGATACAATCAAGAATCTTGAGCATATCGTTGCCAGTCTTGCCACGCTTGAGAAGTTCGACCATGAGTTTTGAAGACATAAGTGTTGTTGAATCAGTTGATGTGTACAATATACAGGATCGGAGCGTGAGAGTCAAGAGGTGACAGCCAGTTGCCTGATTGTCTAGATGGTGTTGGACTCATCTCCCTCACCTGTGTACACAGTATAGCCCGAATCAAGCGGCGTGCTCATTTACTGTGACACCTGTACAACTGGCACATCGATAACACTAACTCACCAGTAGTCTACAGTATCTAACCGTGTGTTGATAGTGAATTATAATTAAACACTGTTGTTTTACATCGCAACAGATGGCGTTTCTATTACTAATTCAAACTGTTTTTGCATGGTAATACTAATACGTATTCGTAATGTAATTATAATTAACCGGGCCTTGCGTGCAAAGTAATGCACCCCCTGGGGGTATAATAAGTCCTTGTATAGGCGTTATATCCCCTCAGAGATTTATGTCATTTTTCGACGGGGCATTGCGGGCAGGTTTTAACTGATTCTATGGGATATGCGGCATTTACTGTCACATCTGCTCCACAGTTTTCACATTTAACGATTTTAGTGTCTCCAGGGGGAGGCCCCATTGCCATTGCTTGCATACCGAACATGTCAAGTGATCATTTTAGTGTCAGATACTGACGCATCTGTGTTATCGTTGGGTTCTTCGTGTGCTTCTGGACCAAACCCATGCTTAGCGATGTATTTACGGTACTCATCGTTGTCTTTATCGGCCTCTGAGCCGTATTTATCGACCATTTGGTAGCACCAGTCCCTCATGGCGTTAACGGACGGTGTAAAGCGTGCTACACCGAACACAGCGCCTACTTGTTTCGGGGTAAAGCGGATACATACACTGTTTTTATAGTAGACACGGAAGGAATTGGGTCCATTATGTGTCCGCATGTAGGTTACGTTGGCTTCTGGTGTATTCTTTTCGTAATTGTACTCCATTCTTTTCGTTTTGATAGGGGGGAATTGTTATAAAGGTATGTAGATCTTGTATGTAGGGTGGTAACCACTCATTTATCTTTACACATGCTGACCAGTTCTCTGGTTGCATACATGCTACAGACATTACCTGTATAAACTGTATAACATATACTGATACTGTAGACATACAGTAGAATAGAAATAAAGGGGTAGTGATAAAAGAAAGGGGATGGTGGATCTCTAACTTTATCTTGATTCATTACTGTAGAAACAGGGGGCCGAGTCCACCCCAGCTCGGTTGGTCCCCCTGTATAAGTGAGGGGTTAAAATTCTTCGCTCGCTGCGCTCGCTCAGATCCATTTAGGCAACGGGGATGTGCCCCTTGTTTTACCTCTCACTTCTCTACGTTGATCCAGACTGTATCCAAGGGCTAGATGGTTGGTCATAGACTGTGGATCATCCATGAATGCTTCCAACATATCATTCCAATCATCTCTTTTCCTTTGATTTATCTCCTCCTGTGCAGAGATAGATAGTGTGTCGGTAAAGTATTTAACGCCTTGAGCAAGACAGTCAATCCTGTCGTCATGCTTAACGGCTCCTTTTTCACGACACATTCTACTCATTTGGTAGAAGAGCATATATTGCAGTCTCTTTTCGGGAGGTTCGTCTTTATTAGAGGCGTAATCCCATTCAATAACATGTTTGTCTACAATGAGGCGGTGTTGGTTCATTACAGGCTCTAGGGTGTCGATAATGCGGTCTTCTTTACGTACATTTGCACGTACTTCTTCCACATCCATGCCCCATTTCATCTGTTGCAGGTGTTTTTTAAACAGTTCTGCTACGATACCATCACCAAAGTTAGATTCAATAACCAGTTTAGTTGCTTTGTACTTCTTACATCCCTTTAGAATGTCCAGTAACGTCTTGTCAGAGTATCCATCTCTGTAAGCTCGCATCTCCTGCAGGTACAGAAAACCATTGTGTTGGGAGATAAAAGCCGCTGCTGTCTCATCCGAGCCTCGACCCGATGGGTCAACCGAGCAGATTGTCTCCTCGTAAGCGTTCCAGTCTCCTTGTAACTGCATTGGACTGTAGAAATAATCTCCAGGTAGACCGACAGTTGGGAGTTCTTTGAGGACGTTTCGTGGATCGGAGCACCAGATGACTCCATCGGGAGCAGTAGTAGGGTTAACAGCAGTAACCATAAGGTCCGCCATCTTGAGAGGGTATTTGTCAGCATCACTTAAACTCGTGTCTAACATGAATTGTAGCATGAAGTTCGACCGTCCCATGGACGCTTCACGCTCTACCAGATCTTCGTCATCAAAACGATCATCTGTTACATCCCAGGCTTCTGCTCCGTTATCAATATCCGATTGGAGCTGTGGGGCAAGGAGTCCATCATAACCAGTGGTATTCCGCGGGTAGCGGGCCGGCCACACGAATGGGCGATAAGCCCTCTCGGCCAGTTTTCTGTATACAGTAAAGGAGGTCTGAGGAGTACCGAGAAACAAAATCCTGCTATCATCTTTAGGTGTTAAAATAGATTCAGCTTCAGTGCAGAGTTGAAGGAGTTTCTCCCTCATAAACTCGGTCATTGAGTTACCAGGAACTTCAATGTCGTCGAGAATCATTAAATCTGCGCGGCTTCCGGTTAGCTGTCCAGTGATGCCCACCGACTTTACGCTTGGGGCTTGGTGGGGAGAGCACTTCACATCGAAGCTTATCCTCGACCACCTTGCATCGTCTGACATCGGACGTAAATGAGAAAGCCATGGTGTTTCAATAATTAGTTTTTGTAAGAAAATAGACATGTTATCCGCACGTTCTTTAGATGCGGATATGATCATTATTTTTTTCTCAGCGTCATTGAAAAGTGTCCACAGCACGAAGGCTCCGGTGATCCAGGACTTTCCCACACCACGGAAAGCTTGTATTTGAAGACGCTTAGGTCCATGCTGAAGATAGTCTGCGATTGCATATTGAGCTCGTGTAGGGTTGGGGAGGTTTAATTCCATCCATAAAGCCTGCAAGAAGACCTTAAAGTCCTCCTGCATGGCTTGTAGAATTTGTGTCATAAGTTAATTTAGACGCCTCTTCCAGTAATAGTATAAGGATTAGGCTTTGGTTCTACGGTCTGTCTAATAATTTGAGAGTAGGGTTCTGGTTCAAAAATAGAACCTTCTTGAATCATAGGATTGCTTCCACTTTGTATAGTACCAAGTCCACCAGCAGCACCTCGTGATCCTAAATCACCAACACGACCAATAGGTAGGAATCTAATGCGCCCTCTTTCCATTTTAATGTCAGCTGGGCGTACAGTACGTACTGGACCAGATTGTGGTGTTGCAGTTGTAGCGTCTAACAGCAAAGAAGATTCAGCAGCTTCTTGTCGTAAATTTTTTGTAGATTCGCCTTGACGCATCTTATCGTATAGACGTTGTTGAGTCATCTCAATCTGTTCTGGTCTGATACGTACAGCTGGATCGTCACCAAACGCCATACTTTCATCAGCACCTACATACAGCTCGTTAAAGCGTACTGGATTGATGTCAAGACCTTCCATTGTCAACAACCTATCATAATGCGCTTGTAGGTCATTTGCTGACATATTTAGATCTTTCATAAGACCACGTGCAAATCGTGGAGTTGAACCGTGTGCTACGTTTAAACGGCCAAGTTCTGGAGTTACGTTTTCACGTGATACACCAGCACCTTCCATAGCAGCAACGCCATGACCACGGTGCCACCTACCACGTCCAGTTTTACCAAACGTTTCAAGGTGTTTATCAATCTGTTTAATGTCTAGTTTAGAAGTACGATCCCAAGTCCTTCTGAGGTATTTACGAAAATCATTAACATAATCTTCGTTGTAAATATCTGTAAGGATTAACTCCTCAACAGGATTAAGGTCTTCTCTAAAGCTACGTTTCTTGTAACCACGAAAACTGCCATCTTTAGATTGATCAATATCTAAATACTGTTGTCCAACAACATTTTTAAAGTTATCTTCACTACCTAAAAGTTTAGCACGGGCTTCATTTTTTGTCAACCCTTCTACCTTAACCATACGTAAAAAGGCATTACCTACTTCTTCAAAACTGTTATAGTCTTGAGGCATCTTACCTAATTGCTGCAAAACCCGAAAAAGCCTTTTTGGATCGCTGTCAATAGTAGGAATTGATGAAGTAGATGTGATAGGTTTTCCTCTGTTCGGGTTTCGCGGCATAATTAACTAATGTGTGATAGGATTAAATTTTCTCGTTCGGGTATCTGGCCAAATCGTCTTCGCATCCAATCTAGCCAGTTGTCACTTCCTTTACTCTGATTACAACATCGACAAGCGGGTACAAGATTCTGTGAAATCGTTTCTCCGCCTTTACATTTAGGTTTAACATGATCTAAAGTTAATTGGTCTAATGTATAAACACCTCCACAATACACACAGGTATTGTCAAAGTGTTCCTTAATGGCACGCCTCCAAAGGCGTGTTGCTTCAGAGGATGTCATGCTTATTAAGTTATGAAGGTAGTAATCAGGATTAGGAAGTAGTGGATTCATGCAGTTCTATAACGTGGGCGTTTACCATGTCCATTATTTGCTCGGTTGGATTTTACGGATTGGCGGGCTAAATTGCCCTTGGAATCGTGGGACATATCGCCACCACCTTTGCCGTAAATACCACGATCGCGTCTTGCTTTGTTAAGCTTTGAACGATAGCGTCTCCGAGCTGGAGATTTGTTATAGGCACGCATGTATGCGTTCTTCTTTTCAGCCGCTTTGGGCTTCCTTCGATAATACCGGGCGGTTTTACCGGGATTTGCTACTGGTTGTCGAGCCATAAAGTCTACGTTGTACTAGTTCGGGATCTACTTGGGGGAGCATTTGTGCTAGTTTATCAAGGTGTGAACCTTCAACTGCTACTCCACTGATGTCATTAGCTTTTAGCCAATCACATGCTGCTTTAAGATCTTGAGTTGATGCTTCTCCGCTGTGTATACGTTGGAGAAACTCCTTGGTTACAAGATTATGTAGCTCATTAAATTGATCTTCTGTTGCTTTTTTATGCGCCATTGCGTAATACAATTTGGTCTAATTTGGTTTCAATGCGTACCATATGGTCCTCCATACGTTTCATCATAACTGACAAATCGGCCTTAGACACATAATCTTGGGCAACACCAAGTTCAATTGCATCTATACGCCGGTCGAGACCACTGATACGATCATGTACGTTGTTGACTCTTTGGTGGAGTCTATTATTTAGCGCTGCTCCGCCGGCTATCCCGGCTATCGCTACGCTCACTAGTGCTTCCAGCATTTGTTATAGATACAATAGGTACGATGTCATTGCACATGTGCTCGACTCTTGATCCAGGTCTGAATGTAAAACCCTTCTGCATAAGTTCTGCACATTTACTAGCTCTAATGAGCTCGTAGTTTAACCGCATCTTTTGTTCGTGACGTGCGGCTATTTTTTTACATAGTTCAATCATGTCCCCATCAAGAGGTACCATGAAATTTACCTGTGCTCCCCAGTTGGATGTTTTTACCAAGCCTGCGGGGTCTACTGGTTGTACTTGATTCCCCATCATAAATGGAGATAATGTCATCGTTGGACCATTACAGGAATTGGACCCTGCAAAGTATTGACGTGATGGAGCTCCATTGTTCTGGAACTGCACCGCTTGATTTGTGACATTGCCAGTAGCAGCGGCAACAGGATTAGAGGTATTCTGCACGCGAGGCTCTTCAGCATATGCAGGTCCTATTGAGAGAATACAGACAAGGATGTAGTAGTGGAGTTGATGTCGATGTCCTCTGTAATTGTAATGTCTTCGATCTTCCCGGCTGCTCGCGTTGTGATTTCTAATTGAAAGGGATCGCCTGCGGTATGCACGGAGAAGGTGGTTTGTGAACCAGTTATATCTCCACTTGGTGTTATGTTTGTGCCAGACCATGAAGAATAAGCTCCTCCCATCACCTCTGTTTCAATAACTCGGTCGATGGTCGTTGTGGTGGTAGTAGTCGCTTGCATACTCCCCTGTGTAAAATTGGGGGTAACGGTCTGAGCGTGTCCTACTGCTGGTACAAATATTAGTAGTGCCAGTAGTTTTTTCATTCTTTCTTTTCGCGTGTAATAGAGAATGTTGCAAGTGTGCCGCTCAGAATCGAAGCGACATAGGTTGGGTCCATCTTTTCCATCCATCCCGCATACGATGCGGTTAAGAGTCCGGCGGACCAGACGAGGACGAGGAATTTGATGAATCCTTCTTTTTTGTTATCTTTGTCCATGCAGTTTTAATAATCGGTTTTGCTAATGAAACAATGTGTTTAAAAACTGCAGTAGCTGTAAGGGTGGCTGCAACAGAAACAGTCGCTGTACTTACGGCAGTGACCAGAATTTCTTGACTAGGAATGGGTACTTCTTTATCAATAATTGGTACCGTTACATAATCTACTTCCGGTGCTTTGGGTGGACTTGTAGGTGTATTTGGTTGTGTTGTTTGCGGCTGCTCTCCCTCCAACGGCTTACCCTTGACCCCAGGAGGCGGTCTAAGGTCGCTAGGAGGCACTACAATGGGCTTGTAACTAGGCACAAGGGCATCTGGTACCTCCAGGATCGGGACGGGCATTCTAGGGGGTTCTGGAAGGGCCATCGTGGGGAGCAACATAGGCTCCCCCAGGTCCATCAGAGTTTAGGAGCAGGGAACAAACCGTTACGGATAAACTCTACAGCTTTGTCGTCAACTTCATTGTCCGTGGACTCCACCAGTTTGGTGAGCATGTCAACGATAAGCATTTTAACTTTGTCAGAGTTCAGAAAGCTGAACAGGATTGGACGGATAAGAGTGATCATAGCAAATAAATAAATTGAGTGGTTTAGTTTGATTTGAGAGCAGCAACTTCTGCTTCAAGGGTTTCAATCCGTGTTTTAGCTTCCTTCAAAGCCTCAACCAAAACTGGGACAAGTTTACCGTAGTCAATAGCGAGGTTGTCTCCAAGTTGTTCGTTTAGAGTTTCAGGATTTACGCCAGTAATTTTTGGTTGATGGACGGAAGCAACAACTTCAGGAAAATCAGTTTGCACGTCCTGTGCAAGTAAACCGATTAGAACATCTTCACAACTTCTACGTTGTTGTGTGTTGTCTTTCCAAGTGAATCTTTTAGCCTGCAATTTGCAGACTTTATCTAGAATACCTGTCCCGATTCCATCAGATACAATATCTTTTAGCCTAGAGTCAGATGAGCTAAAACCGCCGGAAGCGTAAACTGATCCATTTGAATACATGCCGTAGTAGGCAGCTGTTGACCAATAACCAAGAATGCTATAAATAGAGTTATTAATGCTGTAAGCTAGTAAGCCGCCAGATGATCTTGATGAGTGAGTATCAACTTTGCCGTAAAGACCGTAATGGGCTGATCCAGATGGAGGAGTACCCCCCATGTGGCCATAAACGCCATAACCACCGGGAGTTGCAGTTGTACCAGAGCTAAAGTTTGAGGCATAGAGGCCATAACCACTAGTTGCTGGCGTCATTCTTACTGTTACATCAACACTACTTCCACCTGTGCCAGTGCCATTAGTTCCCATACCAACTTGACCGCTGCTATGAATACGCATCCGCTCAGTAGAATCGGTTGTGAATGCAATTTCACCTGTGCTACTTGGAGCACGGAAAGTATGCGTGTCACCAGCGTTCGTTGTGGTACTGCTAGAAATAAGCAGCTGCCTATCAACGTGGTCAGAACCACCTTTAAAATAAGTGCCAGTGGATGCAAAAACGTCTAGTGGTGCGCCTGGCGAGCTAGTACCGATACCAACACGATCTTCTCCACCGTCAACAAAGAGCATGTTGGCATTGTCATCAGATTCAACTCGGAAGTCACGGTCTGCACCAGTGTCGTTGAAGACAACTTCAGCAGTACCAAACTCTGCTGCTTCAACGTTGTTTGCAGTAATTGTGGTTTGAGCGTTGGAGGTGACAGTTACGTTTGAGGTGCCGTTGGTAATGGAATCTTTATTCCCAACTGCAGTTGTAACAAATGCTGTGGTAGCAATACGGGTTGAATTGTTTCCTGCTGTTTGAGTAGTGGTAGTAGGGTTACCATTTAGAGCCACATTGTTTTCAAGGTCGGCAGCAGTAACCGCACCCGTGGCAATTTTGGCGGCGCTGACTGAATCGTTAGCCAGTCCTCCGCCGCTTACTTGTGTTAAAGGCATAATTAATTAGTTGTTATCGTGCAGTTACAGGTGGAGCGTTTTCACCACCGAATGGATTTTCAGCGAAGGCCATATATACAAACGTGTCAGATCCATTTAGATATGAGTCAGAGTTGCGTTGCTTAAAACCATTGGACAAAAAATCAACTTGCATGGTTGACACACTGGACTCGGCGGTGTTGGATTGATATAGGCGATCCTGCACAGGGTTGGATGTGCTGCGGGTTGAATCATAAAAGACCCAGTTACCAGCACCACCAGTGACGCGTTTAATTACTAAAAGTGATGGGTTGAAGCCTAAATATGTAAATGTACCGTCTGTGCTGTTATTGCCAGTGTACGAACCGAATTTTGAAAACCCTTCCACAGAGTGCCAGCAGTAGGCAATCATTGTTGTAGAACCGTTTGATCCTTGTGCAGAGCCAAGAGTAATAACACTGTTGCCTGGTGCTGTATTATTCAGCATTGAGCTTTCGGAAGCTCCAGCCGCATTGGTGTTCAATATCAAACTGCGCTGATGTCCATCCGCAGCACCAGAAGAACTTTCATTATATTTGTGATATACCAACCAGTTCAAAGAGCTGCTTGTTCTATTCTTGAAAAGGATACATTCAGGAGCTTCATTTAATCCATGACCAACAGTGGCTCCAGATGTTTCGTTGCCTGTATAGCTAACAATACTAAACCCAGCATCAGTGTTAGCACTTACGCTGCTTGTAATTGAACCATCACTGTTTGAAACAGCAGTGCCACCTGCTTTCCAACACCAAGCAACATTAGTGTCACCGTTTGCTTGTCCTTGGGCTCCAGTAGTAAAACCATCGGAAGTAAAACTAAGTAACGAATCACTTTGGCTGGTTTGCTCAGCGCTGGTTGCATTTGACATTAAATAGTTTTGTACACCTCTTACACTATCTGCCAATCTGTGTGAATAAGCTTGATTTCTAACTTTAATCCAAACTAAATCTGGTTGGAAATCAAGACCAGTAATTGTGTTACCACTTGTGCTGTTAGTAAAAGTAACTACACCAAAATGTTCCTTGCCATTCTTAATCGTTGGCTCAGGCAGGTTGTTGGTTTGTAGTGC